CATTGAAAAGGCTGGCAGGAGTTGGGGGACTCGAACCCACGACCCTCGGTTTTGGAGTCCGGTTTGTTCCGTTGAAAACAAACAATCTTTTGTCAAACCGGGGCAAAATCACCCATTGAAGTTTCAATGGGTTACGCCGGAACACCCAACCGAATCCAACAAAAAAACCCCCGCCGTGGCAATCGGCAGGGGTCTCTTTCAGCTATCGAATTGGCACCCCGCAACCCCCACAACAAGGAAACAAGATGCAGAGCTCTGATACCAAAAAGACCATCCCCGGACAAGCGTTAGACCATCCGGTTAAGATCACCAGCTTCCCCAGCCAACGGGCCTTGGCGAAGAAAGAGCTGAACCTGTCCTTGCGCACGCTGGCCACCCAGATTGAACAACGCATGGCAGCAAGCAAGGACAAGCTGCCTTGGCTGAAGCTCGCCACGTTCGGGGACACCAAGAGCGAAAAGGGCTGCCTTCGCACCAATGCCAACGTCGCCACGATCACGGGCTTGGAAGCGGACTATGATGCGGGCAAGATGACGCCTGAAGAGGCCCGCGATAGGCTGGTGAAGGCGGGCTTGGCTGCCTTGATCTACACGACGCCTAGCCACATGCCGGAGGCCCCGCGCTGGCGCGTTCTGTGCCCCTTCAGCGGCCCGTTGCCGCCCGATGCTAGGGAAGACCATATGGCCCGTCTTAACGGCGTCCTTGGTGGCCAACTGGCGGGCGAGTCCTTCACTTTGTCGCAAGCCTATTATGCTGGCGGCGTGGAAGGCGGGCAGCCTGTTCAGACGTTCCTTGTGGATGGCGGCTATCTCGACAAGGTGACGGGCCTGAAGTCGATCTACAAGGACGGCGGCAAGACCAAGCCCGAACGCAACAAGAGCACTGGCGAAAAGACCGGGCTGCCATTTGCCGACTTCAAGGCGGCGCTGATGGCCGTGCCGAACGACGACTCCAATCCCAAGGCCGATAACCGGGAATGGTGGCTGGGGATGCTGGCGGCCCTTCGCCATGAAACAGACGGCGGCGAAGAGGGGCTTGAGTTGGCCCACGACTGGTCCGCGCTGCACCCGTCCTATGACGCCGATGCGACCGAAGAGGCTTGGCAGTCGTTCCGCCGGGGCACTGGCAAGACCGGGGCCACGATCTTGTCTGAAGCCCGCTTCAATGGCTGGTCCGACAATGGCCGCCTCTTGGACGACCTTTTCACGCCCGAAGAGCTGGCGGCCATTGCGGACGAGTCCCTTGACGACGAGACCCGAGCGACTATTGAGCGTTTGGTAGGCACCCCGGGGCAGGCAGCGGCGTCTAGGTCGCGCCTGACCTTTCTGAGCCCGTCCGATTGTGAACACCTTCCGACTCGTCGCTACGTTATCAAGGGACTGCTGGCTGAAGGCGACGTGGCGGCCATTGTCGGGGCCCCGGGCGCTGGCAAGTCCCTCTTGGCCCCTTATCTGGGCTATGCCGTTGCGCAGGGCGCTGAAGTCTTCAACCGTCGCACCCGGCAAGGTGGCGTCCTCTATGTCGCTGCTGAAGACAGTCACGGGATGCGTGCCCGCATGAAGGCACTCAGGGCGGAGCACGGCGAAGCCGAAGCCTTCACGCTGGTGGAGGGCGTGTCCGACCTGCTGAATGACAAGAGCAACGACCTGAAGGATTTGATTCAGGCAGTCAAAGAGCGGCGGCCCGCGCTGATTGTGATTGATACCCTCGCAGCGGCGTTTGCCGGTTTGGAAGAAAACGACGCCAAGAGCATGGGCGTTGTGGTCCGTTCAGCCCGTGCACTGACCCGCTGGGGCGCGGCTGTCATCTTGGTTCACCACGACACCAAGGCGGGCGACGGGCTGCCCCGGGGCCATTCCATCTTGAACGGGGCTCTGGACATGTCGCTGCACTTGCAACGTGACGGCAGCGTGGTCCGGTGTCATCCGACCAAGAACCGCAATGGCAGCATAGATCAGAAGCTCGCCTTCAGCGTGGGCGTGGTGCAGCAAGGCGTGGACGAAGACGGCGACTCCATGAGCACGGCCATTTGTGACGAAGAGGACGCCGCCACGCTGCCCGCCCGTGGCAAGGCTCTGCCCGCAAGCGTGAAAGCCGCTCTGGATATTCTGCAAGACCTTTGCCACGGGCAGAGGGAAGCGCCCATTGCTGACTGGCGGGCCGCCTGCCTTGAGAGTGCGGCGGTGTCGGCTGCGGACAATGTGCAGAGCCGTCGCCAGACCTTCCGTAGAGCCGTGGAAGAATTGGCCCGTCGTGATCTTATAGCTTCGCACGATGGCGTTTTCTCTCTCACCAAATCTGACGGGGAGGTGTTCACCGATGATGACGTTTGACCACGCTACACGACGCTACATTGACGCGACATGTAACGTCGTGTCGCCCGGCAAACCGTCAGGGAAAGACGCTACGTTACGTTACACACCCCTTAGGGGGTGTAACGTGTCGCGTCCCCACGATGCCCCGACACTGAGAGAAAGAGAGAGCTGCCCCTGTGGGGAAGCCCCGATGCTGGGGGGCTTTGCAATGGGTCCCTCTGGGGAGTCTGCCACGCGGGGACGCAGAGCCCCGAGACTTCAGCCCGTGAGGGGAATCTTGAATCGGAAAAACCATTCTGGGGAAAATCCCCCCGTGGGGAACGCCCCTGTGGAGAACCGCCCCCTGAGAGGAATTGAGCAATGATGACGCTGCAAGAAATAGACGCGATGGTGATCAAGAACGCACCCACGGGGGAAACCGTGACGGCGGCTGAGCTCGCCCCGTGGCTGGGGCTCACCGTGGGCCGCGTCCACGCGCTTGGCCGCGACGGTGTGCTGCCCCGGGTGGAGGACAAGCGGTATCAGCTCAAGGCCGCCATACTCGCCTATTGCGACCATTGCCGCTCGCTGGCGAAAGGTAAGCAGGTGGACAAAGACCTTGCCGCCGCCAAGCTCAGTCTGGCGCAAGCCAATGCCGAAAAGGCGGAGACGATCAACGCCAAGGCTCGGGGCGAGCTTATCCCAGCCGTGGAAGTCGAACGGGAATGGTCCGCCGTGCTGAGAGGCGTTCGCGCTGGGGTGCTGGCGCTACCTTCTCGGGTCGCACAACGGCTAGGCCACCTCAGTCCCCACGATATTGCGGCAATCGACCGTGAAGTCAGAGACGCCTTGGAGGAGCTTTCCAATGACTGACGCTCTTGCCACCACCCGCCGCCGGGCGCTGACCTCGCTGAAGCCACCGCCGCGCCTCGCCCTATCGGAGTGGATCGAAACCCACATGAGGCTGCCTGAGGGCGTTTCAGCCTTGCCCGGGCGTGTGACGCTCTGGCCCTATCAGCGTGAGATTGCGGACGCCATTTCTGACCCGGAGATTGAGCGGGTGACGCTGGTGAAACCTGTCCGGGTCGGATTCACGACGCTATTGACGGGGGCCTTGGCCAGCTATGTGGCGAACGAGCCCGCGCCGATCTTGGCGCTGTTGCCGACTGAGGCGGATTGTCGGGACTACGCCGTGTCTGACCTTGAACCGATCTTTGAGGCCACCCCGGCTCTGAAGGGGCTTATCTCTGCCGATGCAGACGAAGCCGGAAGGTCCACCCTTTTGTCCCGCCGCTTTCCGGGGGGCAGCCTCAAGATTGTGGCCGCTAAAAGTCCCCGCAACTTGCGCCGCCACAACGTCCGAATCCTCCTGATAGACGAAGCCGACGCGATGGAGTCTGGCGTAGAGGGCAGCCCGATCACGTTGGCCGAACGGCGGACGCTGAGCTTTGCCAATCGCAAGATCATCTTGGGTAGCACTCCGACCCATGAGGCCACGTCCAACGTGCTCCGCAGCTATGCCCGATCTGACCAGCGAGTCTATGAAGTGCCGTGTCCTGATTGCGGCCATTTTCACGAGATCGAATGGGGCGATATTGTCTGGCCTGAAGGCGAGCCGCATAAGGCCGCCTATGTCTGCCCTGAGTGCGGTTCTGTAGTCGCAGAGCGTCATAAGGCCGCGATGGTGGAGAAGGGCCGCTGGCGGGCCACTCAGCCCGGCGTAGAGCGCCACGCGGGCTTCCGGCTTAATGCTCTGGTCTCGACCTTGACCAATGCGAGCTGGGGCAAGCTCGCGGCGGAATTTGTGGAGGCGAAAAAGAACCCGGACACGCTTCAGGTTTTCGTCAATACGATCTTGGCCCAAGGCTGGCGTGAGGCAGCCGAAGAAATTGACGACGCGGCCCTTGCGGCCCGAGCTGAGCCGTTCGGTCTGCCCGATGCAATCCCGCCCGAAGTGCTCTTTGTGACCTGTGGAGTCGACGTGCAACGCGACCGTCTGGAAATGGTCTTCCTTGGCTGGGGCCGGGATGACATTTTTGTGCTAGCCCAAAGCGTGATCTGGGGGGACCCAATGGGCGATGACGTTTGGCACGAGCTTGACGAAGCTCTGCGAACGATCTGGAAACACCCCAAGGGCGGCTTCCTGCGTGTGGATGCCACGGCGGTTGACGCGGGCGATGGGGTGACGATGGACCGCGTGATAGGCTTTTGCAGGCCCCGCATGGCGCGGCGTATCTATGCAATCAAGGGGGCGGGCGGAGATCG